TATCTTTCAATAAAATGATTGATATGATATACGGTCAAGAATCATGGTTAAGTAAGTGTTATGTATCTTTTAGCGATTACATCAACAAAAACGATATAGACCTTAAGTGGCCTGATACTGTTCGAGCAGCAAGACTAGAGTTTTTATCTGGACCCGCGGGTAAAACCCGTGTGGTATACATAGCTAATTGGTGGGTACAAATGCTTCTATTATCTTATCATGATCCACTAATGAATCATTTTAAGAAAATGAGAGGCGATTGCACCTGGAACCAAGAAGCTGGTATTAAAAGATTAAAACAATGGTCCGCTAGGGGAGAAAAGCTGTTTTCATTCGATTTATCCGCGGCAACTGATCGCTGGCCTTACCAATACCAGCAAGTAGTCATGGAAGCTGTTTTCGGAGAAGAGTTAGGGGAAGTCTGGAAAGATTTAATAAAAATTCCAGTTCCCTACTCTCGTGCTCTCAAAAGGCATGTCCATTATAATGTTGGACAGCCTATGGGGGCATATTCTTCGTGGGCAGCACTCAACATAACGCATCATTGGACAGTTCGTTACTTAGCAAATAAAATTAGAGTCAAACCCAAATACATAGTATTAGGTGATGATCTAGTTATTTGCGGTAAAGAACTAGCCAAGGCGTATGAAGATTACATGACTAACAAGCTAGGTGTAAAGATAAACAAAATGAAAAGCATTTCGAATGAGGAGGGTAAACCCTCGTCAGCCGAATTTGCTAGACATCTTGTAAGAGACGGGAACACTATCGGAACCGTTTCGCCAAATCTTCTTGACTGGATTTTGAACAAAGGGGAAACCCCTATGATTCAAGAACTAGTAAGAGAGATCAGGGATAAGTTCGATATGAATGTGTACGTAACTGCCGAGACCATCTGGCTACCTGATTCCTTGAGCTTATTGCTTAGCAACAAAGCTAAGTTAGACGCTAACATTACTCTATCTTTTCCAGGGCGGGAATTTAATGTAACTCGTTGCGAGGATTTTACTCCTAGTAACAAGCACACTAAATACCTTAACCCTTGGAAAGGTAAAGATGAAAGCTCAGCTCAAAATTGTCTCACCCAAAAGTGGATGAAGGAATCTAATCTAAGATTAGAGCAACTAAATAAATTAGAGTCTAACCTCAAATCGCCTAGTAGCAGG